AGACCAAGAGCAGCAACATCGGGATCCAGTTCGATCACACCTGAGAAAACTAGAAGCCGAGAATAAAGAACTTCGACAGTTGAAAGCAGAAGCTGAAGAGGCCAAGAAGAAGATTGCTTTCGTAGAGGCGGGTATTGACCTTGCATCTCCGATGAGTAAGTACTTCATCAAAGCCTACGACGGTGATATGTCAGCTGACGCGATTCGAGCTGCAGCCGCAGAAGCAAATCTCACACAACCTAAAGCACCCCAGATGGCCCCGCAGGAACAACAGGCGTGGAACCGAATGGGAAATGCCGCAAGGTCTGGAGACATCGCAGAACCGGTGGTCGACTACGCCGCAAGGATGGCTAACGCCAAGTCCGAAGCTGAAGTGATGGAATTGCTGGCTCAAGCAAGAGCTAATCAATCAAACATCATCTAACTTAAGGACAAAAAATCATGGCAGGAGAAACAACAACCTCGTCTCTGTCTGTTGATCAGGTAGCGTTTGACCGTCTCGCGTATTTCGCGTTGCGTTCAGAAATGCTGTTCGATCAGGCAGCTGACGTACAACCAGTAGCACAGGCAATGCCTGGCACGGGTGTCACATTCACAATCTTCAACGACATCGCAGCAGCGACCAGCACGTTGAGCGAAACAACCGACGTAACCCCAACGGCATTGTCGGACAGCCAAGTAACTGTAACTCTTAACGAGTATGGTAACGCAGTTGTCACCACCGCCAAGTTGCGTGGAACAGCGTTCTTGGACGTTGACTCGGCAGCAGCAAACATCATCGGTTACAACGCCGGTGACTCGTTGGACCAGATCGTCCGCGAAGTTCTTGCTGCAGGTAGCAACGTGGCTTACGCAACTGGTGGCGCTTCGGCACCATCAAGCCGTGTAACCATGGCTGTTGACGACCTGTTGGTAGCAAACGACATCCGCAAGCAGGTAGCTGCTCTGCGTGGTGCCAACGTTGCAACTTTCAACGGTTCGTACATCGGCTTCATCCACCCAGACGTATCCTACGACTTCCGTTCAGCAGTGGACGTGGCTTCGTGGCGTACACCAGCTAACTACGTCAACCCAGAAGGCATCTACAACGGCGAAATCGGCTTGTTCGAATCCGTCCGTTTCATCGAGACACCACGCGCGAAGGTATTCACCAACGCGTTCAACGGTGCCGGTGCTGTCGGAACTGGCGACTCGTACGCAACCTTGATCATGGGCCGTCAGGCTCTTGCCAAGGCGTTCAGCGCACAGGACGGAAACGGTGCAATGCCAAAGATCGTTCGCGGCAACGTGACCGACATCTTGATGCGCTTGCAGCCAATGGGTTGGTACTGGCTCGGTGGCTACGGCCGCTTCCGCGAGGCTTCATTGCGTCGCATTGAGTCGGCATCTTCAATTGGTGTCAACGGAGCATAAGTAAACTTGCTTGGCCCTCTCACCTGGTTAGAAAGCCGGGTGAGGGGGCTTTGCTATAGTGTGTAAGAACGAAAGGTTTCTATGTCAATCTCTAACTACGCAGAACTCAAGCTCCTCGATCACGTAACTGGTCGCGCTGCTTTTACCAAGCCAAGCAACGTTTACCTAAAGTTGCACACTGGCGATCCGGGCGAAGATGCAACAAACAATGCTGCAACAGAAGCCACACGCAAAGAAGCTACATGGGCTACGGCTGCTTCTGGTGCAATTGCAACAAACGCAACTGTTGAATGGACGAACGTTTCCACCACCGAGACCTACACGCACTGGTCAATGTGGGATGCTTCGACTGCAGGCAACGCACTGTGGAAGGGCGCACTTTCTGCATCTGCTGCTGTAACCGCTGGCGACACTTTCCAAATCACCTCGCTTACGCTTTCGCTTGACTAGTAGGTAGGGAGATTCCCTATGCCTGCTTTTCAAAGCACGCTTACAAATTATTCATCACCGTACAAGCCGGCAACCGGTCTTTACATTGGTGCACCCATATGGCAATTAACTGCTAGTAGTTCCGGTGTTGGTTCGGCAAGCGTAACTAGTCTTTCAATAAAGGCAAAGAGCGCAACTGGTTCTGGACTCGGAACGTCTTCGGCTTCAGGTGTTCGACTCGTACTGCGAACCGCTTCCAGTTCTGCTGTTGGCAGTTTCACGATTGTAATCTCTGGACCGACCCAGCTCCGTCTTGGTCGCTTGACCGACTACTCATTCCCTTATCTAACTGGTGGTCGCTACTATATAGGTCCAGCAATATATGAACGAACTGCCACTGGTGCCGGAACCGGAACACAGTCTGCTGTACGTCTTGTTGTAACAGTAAGGCAGGCAACGGGATCTGGATCTGCTGGAGAGTCGACAAGCACGGATCGCGAGATTCTCTTTAGGTCTGCAACCGGATCGGCAACATCTTCGAGCGAAGCTGACCCATTCTTGTTTGTGATCAGACAAGCTGTTGGTTCTGCTGCTGGTTCTTCCTCTGTGGTTTTCTTGCGCAAGCGCCTTCGCGCTGCTACTGGAGCTGGTGTTGGAACATCTAGCGCAGTAAGGCTCGTCAAAAATCTTAGGGCTGCTACTGGTTTTGGTGTTGGGTCTGCGGTCGCAATACGACGCATAGTAAACATCAGATTTGCTACTGCATCCGGAACAGCAACATCTTCATCCGTTTCACTTGAGCTTCTCCCAAGAACGGCAACCGCCTCTGGTGTAGGTTCTACGAGCGGTCAGGTGCTTTGGTCTAAGTCCCGCATCTTCCGAGTACCGCAAACAACCACCTACACCTTTGCAACAAGGTATGACACGTTCAATCCGAAGGAGCGGTTGATGGCTCACATAGTTCCACAAATTCGAGCAGAGAACCTTTACAGATTGTCGGATGGCACCTACACTATTAACGATCCAAGAAACAACAGTGCGGTAAGAACCTACCTAGGTGCACACAACATATTCTTGGACGACACAGAGGTGGCAGAACTTACTGCTGCAGGATACGGAGCTTTTATAACATGATCCATAAGAATGTCCATCCGGGGCTGGATGTTGAGGGGTGCTTTGCTTGTCGCGTATCAGGTGTGCGCATGGGCGCGAACAGCACAACCAGTAGGGGTTCCCAGGTGGAGGCAACAAACAAGGTTGAGCGCGGTTGGCAGAAAGATATGCCGGCCTACAAGCGCATGCGCAAAGAAGGACTACAACCAAAGCGCATCGATGGTGCCGCAGAGGTGGAGAAAAAAGCAGAGCACAAGTGGCAGGTTGAGACTGGACTAGGTATATGAAAGCAAAATCAAAAGTCAATGAAGCTGGCAATTACACCAAGCCGGAGATGCGCAAGCGTCTATTCAACAAAATCAAGGCTGGTTCAAAGGGTGGGGATCCCGGTGAGTGGTCCGCCCGTAAGGCACAGTTGCTTGCTAGCGAGTACAAGAAAGCTGGAGGTGGGTACAAGTAATGGCTCTTGCTAAATCCCAGCAGTCTCTTAAGAAGTGGGGGAAAGAGAGGTGGTCTACGTCTGACGGTACCCCATCAAAGGGAAAGAAAAGATACCTACCTGCTGCAGCATGGAATGCTCTGACCCCTGCTGAAAAAGCAGCAACAAACAAAGCAAAAGCAAAGGGTAATGCAAAGGGAAAGCAGTTTGTTCCCAATACCCCAGCAGCCAAGAAGGCTGGAAAGAAGGCAAGAAGTGGCAATTGAATATCGCGGTGAGAAGTTTTCTGGGTACAACAAACCGAAGAAGACTCCCGGTGCCAAGAAATCTCATGCTGTGCTTGCAAAGTCTGGAGCCCAGGTCAAACTGATTAGGTTTGGTCAGCAGGGTGTACAGGGTTCACCGGATGGGTCGGCAAGGAACAAAGCGTTCAAAGCTCGACATGCCAAGAACATCGCAAAGGGCAAGATGTCTGCGGCTTACTGGGCAGACAAAGTCAAATGGTAAGATTTCACAACAACTAGTTAGGAGCGATAATGCCAAAAGTAGGAAAGAAAGAATTTGCTTACACCCCGAAGGGTATGGCCATGGCCAAGAAAGAAGCCAAGAAGAGTGGCAAGCCAATGATGAAAGCAAAGCCAAAGAAAAAGAAGTAAATGACAACAGCAGCAACCGTCATTGACAAGACGCTGCGACAACTTCTATCTGGAACGGTGGAGGCGCGCAACCGTCTGACCACTACCCTTAACAGTTCAGCCACCAGTGTCGTGGTTGATTTTTCTGTTGAGGGTCTTCGTGCTGGGCAGGTTTGCGAGATCGATTCCGAGCTCATGTACATATGGGCATCGGACACCAGCACTCGCACCCTGACGGTTCAACGAGGATTCAATGGCACCACCGCTGCTGCTCACACATCTGGGGCAATCGTCACAGTAAACCCAAGGTTCCCAAGAGCGCAAGTACTTGAGGAAATCAACAACGAAATCACGGACCTGTCCTCCCCGTCAAACGGTTTGTTCAAGGTGCAAACTCTGAACATCACATACAACGGCAATGACAAAATGATTAACCTAACTGGTGCAACATCTGTCATTGACCTGCTAAGTGTTTCGGTTCGTTACTTGGCCGACGATTACCCGATAGCTCGCAAGGCCAAACTTGTCAGGGACCTTCCAACTGATGACTATGCTTCCGGTTTTGGAATTAGGTTTGATCAGGGCGTTATGCCTGGTCGTCTTCGTGTTGTATACAAGGCTCCTTATACTGTCGCCGCAACAGAGGCAACAGACATCAACAGCACCTGTGGCGTACAGGACAGCATTACCGACATTGTGACGATCGGTGCTCAGATTAGGTTGATGGCTCCACGAGAAATCAAGCGCAACTTTGTTGAGTCCCAGGGCGACACACGTCGAGCCGAAGAGGTAGTGTCCGGCGCAATCACTAACTCTGTTTCCAACCTGAAGGCATTGCGGAAAGACAGAATCATTGCGGAGGCAGCGCGGTTAGCAAGAGCGTATCCGACATTCCTGACAAGGGAGTGATTAGTGACAAGCGTCCTTCGGTTCAATTCACCATACCTTCCAGCTCAACCATTCTTCACAGGAGCGCCGTCAACTAACTTGGTACCAGACATTTTCCCCATTGCCATCAACGGTCGACAATACATGATCGACCAGAAGGCCAACACGTTTACCCGCGGATTTGAACCACGTGTGCGTGACTCTGTTGACCAATCAACTACTCCTGGTGAGGCAGCGATTAACCCACAGGGTTTGTGGCGCAGAGGTGAAAGCTCTTGGCATCTTGGTGCTGGACAGAAGTATGCAGACACTGCTGACGCACAGGACTATAGGTTCTATACCAGCCAGGGAGTAGACCCATGGACCAAGGGACAGTTGACGCTACTGAAAGGTGTTGCCGAGTCTTTGGATTCAGCAAACACGAACCTGCCAATGGCCGTTACAGACACACGTGTTTACGTTGTTGACGGTCAAACCTTGAAGTACTCAACTAATCCATTTGCTGCTACGCCAACCTGGACTACGGCGACCGTCGGTCTTCCAACAGGACTTACCCCTCGCGACATAACGAGCGATGGTAAAAATGTTTACCTAACATACGCAGGAACTACCAGTGCATATGGTTTATGGAAGTACACATCTGCCGATGTGGCATCAAACGTTGCTTACGGACACGAGTTCGGATACGTGGACTTTGTTAAGGGATATTTTATTGTCACCGGGTTTGGTGCAAACGGAAACGATCTTTATTACAGCCCAGTAGGTAGCGTTGGTACACATGACTACGAACATCCAATTGCTGGATGGCAGTGGATTGGCTCTGCCTCTGGCCCTAACGCTATCTACATTGCCGGCTTTCTTGGAGACAGGGGTGCTATCTACAAAGTAACTATTTCCACTGCTGGAGTTCTGCAGACCCCCGTTGTTGCGCTTGATCTACCAGACGGAGAGATCCCAACCCACCTTGGCAGCTACTTGAATGGCGTTCTAATTGGAACAAACAAAGGTGTTCGCTACGCAACAGCAGACAACAACGGAGACCTGACCGTTGGTCCGTTTATTGCTACCGGTGCAAACGTCAATCAATTTTCAGCTGAGTCAAAC